ATATTTTTTTATAATAGGAGTAGAGGTGATAATTATGATAAGAGTTAAGAAAGCTGGACGACAGAGATTATCTTTTAGGAATGCATCCAGTTCAAAATCTTGGAGTTATCGCTTGTTTAAAGAACAAATATACCGCAGGCTCTTAGCGGAAAGGTATATATTTGGCATATTTGATAGCTTGGAAGAGCTTAGACACGCTTGCATTGATATGTGCATATATACTGGAAAATTGTATGAGTTTAACTACCGAGCAATACAGTATTGGTTGCTTTGTGCTAGTGCGTCTGAGAGCAGAGCAGTAAAAAAGCTGTCTAAGGAGGAAATCAAAATAATCGCAAAGGTTTGCGGTATATCAGGTAAAAGTATAGAGCTTTTTTCTTCTATTTGGCTAAGCCCTCGAAAAAGGGGCGAAGGGCGATTCTGGATATGTGTAGATGGCCCAGAAAAGCTGAAATTTGCAAAAATAAGGGATTATATTAGGAGCGATTTAAAAGGCGTAAAAAGCCTCCCAGAGGGGTATGAAGCCTATCTTATAAATTTACAGGAGGTGGGTATAGATGAAAACTCAAAGAAAGCGGCAGAGTGAGACAAAAGCTGATAAGGCTTTCCACAATTTTCTGAATACAATACCTGAACCTGACGAATCGCTTACACTTAGTAAGGGTGTAAAACTATATAAAAATCTGCGTGAGCAAAAGCGTGACGGGTATTTTGTAGGCTGTATAAAACTGTGTGCAAAAAAAGGCTATGATAAACAAAAAACCTGTCAAGTGCTGAGGGAGTACTTTGGAGAGAACCTCTTACCTACTGATTTTGGCGTTGATTATTTTGATGAGCTTATTATGTTTATTCCAAAAATTCAGGACGCTTGGGGGAGTAGGGTTTTTGGCGATGAGTTAGAGGATGTAATAATAAAGGATAAAGCATTCTCGCTTGCTCTACGGGGTAATATGCAAGATGTAGAGAGTTTTGTAAAGCTTTACGGCAGTAGTTTAAAAAGGTCTGATGATTCTGAGTCTGAACCTACTGAGGGTACTAAACCACAGGAGATAACCTTTAAGCTATCCGCAACTTAATAAGAGGGGGCGGTATTCTGTGGAAGTTAATCTTGATGAGCTTGTAGTCCCTGCGTTTAGAAAAGTGTTTAGTGCTGTATTGAATAATGAACTCTCTGGTGGAGAGCTGGTCTGTAAGGGCGGACGCAATAGCACCAAATCCGTGGTGCTAGGGTACTTATGTATTTTGTATCTCTTAAAGATGCATCAAAGTGTTGCAGCACTAGTACTGCATAATAATCGTGTTCAGTCCAGACTCCTGAATAATTTGCTATTTTGTTTAGATAAGCTAGGCGTCAGGCATCTTTTTAAATTAAGGAAAAGTCCAGCTGAGTTGGTTTTGTTGAACCCTGATGGTACTGAGTCTGATTGCTCGATTGTCTTTCTTGGTGCAGAGAACCCTGAGGTGTTGAAATCATTGAAGTCAAGAGATGGCTCTGGATTCGGCTTAATTTTCTTCGAGGAGGCGTCCAATTTCAGGGCGTATAAGGATATTCAAAATATCAAACTAACGCTTCTGAGGGGTACTGCTGGCGTCACACTATATAGTTATAATCCTCCTAAAGACCGCAGTTTGTGGATAAATTCTACTTTTAATTATGCAGAATCTGATGAACAGGTTGAAGATTTTGGTGATGGTCACTCTTTAAAACGTACTTTTACTTATAAAGTGAATGGTGAGGAGCGTACAGCTGTGAGGATTGTACACAGTTCCTCTTATTTAGACGTAGTAGAGGAGCATCCTGACTGGTTGGGTTCCGCTTTTTTGGCTGAGGCTGAACAGGCTAAGGAGTCTAATGAGGATTATTATAAAAATGTATTTTTAGGGCAGTCCACGGGTTCTGATGCTAATGTATTTCATAATATACACGACTGGACTTATAATGTTGAAGATTTAAAATCTTGTGATACTTCTGTGCATAGAGGTTTAGACCACTCAAATGGTGGCGCTGATCCGACGGGGTTCATAGTTTGCTATTATCAAAAGACCAGAAAGCTTTTTATAGTTGATGAATATTATAAAGCGGGCGCGGATGTGAGTATTGATGGACTTGCTGCTGCTTTAAAGAGTAGGGTAAAAGATTTTGATGTTATCTATGGTGACTCTGCTCAACCTTTGCTGAACCGAGAGTTAAGTAATAGAGGGGTACCAGTTATGAATTGTAAAAAGTACCCAGGTTCAGTAAAAAGTGGGGTTCATTTTCTGCAAGGTTTGCAGATTTATATAGATAAAGTAAAAACGCCTAATGCTTGGCGTGAATTTAATAATTACAGTTATCTTATTGACAAGGACACGGATGAAGTGACATCCGAGTTACAAGATAAGGATAACCACTTAATCGATGCATGCCGATACGCATTGCAGGACGTCATCCGTTTTGGTGTATAATAGAGGGAGGTGAGTAGATGAGTTATTTGTTTAGTAGTGCTGAAACTGATTATCTTTCAACAAGTGAGCAGAGCACAAAGGATATTGCACTGACTACTTTTGATAATCTTAAAGAGGGGATGATTTTTCCGCCGACATTAGTGCAACGGAGATTCAGAGTTCATAGATTTAATAGAAAGTTATATGACGGCTCTGCATATGAAAACTTCTATATGAGTATGCGTATAAACAATGAGCTGCATAAAACGCCTTACAAATGCATACCGCTTAATTATTTTAGATTAGTGGTAAACAAACTCTGGAGTTTACTATTCTGCTCAAAACCTCTGCAGGTAAAGACTGTAGATACTAAGCAAGAGGAGTTAGATGCATTAATAAATAAAAGTAACTTTTTTAATGCGATTCATGTTGCAGTTAAAACTTGTCTTTTATATGGAGATTCCATAATTAAAGTGAGCAAATGTGAGGGCAAGGATGCTTTGAGTGTTTTGACACCACTTGTAGCTTATAAAGTAGTTAGTAAACACGATAAACAAGATATACGGGGTACTGTACTCTTTGAGTTATTAAGTAAGGAAGAGGATAAATTCTCAGAAGTTGTTGAGAGAGTAGAGTTTATCCGTATTTTAGTTGTAGGTAAAGGATACGAGTATGAGAGGGTATTTAGATATAGCAATGGTGGAAAATTGGGCGAACCTGTTGATTATTGGTACAAAGGGCGTAAAATACCAAAAGAGGGGCATAAAGTAAAAACGGGTATAGAGGATGCATCGACATGTATCTGGTTCAGTTATAACCAGGACGGTGACATATATGGTGAGTCAAGCTTTGCGAATATTAAGCAGTTAGTGTTTGCACTTCAGAACCGACTCAGTTGTGAAAATTACGTATTGGATAATAACAGCAAGCCATATCTTATGGTGGGTATGTCGTCTTTACGCACTGACGAATCAACGGGGAGCTATTATTTAAAAACTATTGGAGATAAATACTTAGTAGCTCACGAAGGTGACACAAAACCTGAATATTTAGAGTGGAATGGACATTTAACTGAGTCAGCTAACGTGAGGGACGCTTTGTTAGATGCATTTTATAGTTTAAGCGAAATTTCACGAAGCCTTGTGACTGGCGAGTTTCAGGGAAATGTCAGCGAAGAGACATTCAATAACACTATTAAGAGTAGTCTTGATTTAGCGGGCAGGGTAGTGGAAGGTTTCCGCACATCTGTTTTAGATGTACTGTACGTGTTGTGTAAACTACACGGCTTAAATGATATAAAGCGTGAGAGCTTGACATTGTTGTGGGATATCGGGAGATCCGATGATGAAAGCACAATATCGAAAATTGTGGAGACATTGAGTAATAACTCTATATTGAGCCGTCGTACACTACTGACACGCTACTTTGGATATGCTGATAAAGATGTAGATGCAGAATTTCAGAAACTAGCCGAGGAGAAGGATATATTCAGTGAAAATGTAAAGGAGGGGTAATATATGACATTAAAAGAGTTTTTTGAGACATTGCGTAAGCTATTTGTAACGGTAGATGTGGATGATTTAGATACAGATGAAAAAGACAAGGATATAGAGGAAAAAGAAGCAGTTAAAGTTGATGATACTGAGGATAAGTCCGATGTAGAGGATAAAGAGGATAAAATAGAAGAAGTTAAAGAGGATAAAGTTGAAGAAGTTAAGGATGAAGAAGTTAAGGATGAAGAAGTAAAAACTGAGGATAAGACAGATGAAGTTAAAAAAGAGGACATAGAAGTAAAAACCGAGGATGTAAATTTAGATTCAGAAGATAAAAAGGAAGATTCTGCGATACTTGAGGATGGATGGTTTGACATAGAGACTGGAACTGTTGACTTTAATAAGATTCATAATGATGAAGTAAAATCCAAAATAAAGGCTTTTAGTGATTCTATGAAGATTAAAGCGGCAGTAAATGAAAAGCTGAAAGCTGAAAACTTGGCTGTGAGTGTATCTACGGCTAAAAAGCTTATGGACTTATCGTCTGTAACTGTGGATGAAGAGGGTAAAGTTGATGGGGTAGATGAAGCGATTAAGCAGTTAAAGTCTACTGAGCCTGGACTTTTTAAAAAGACCAGCAGTTCACTGAATGAACCTTTCAATCCGCTT